AAATGTTGAATCAGTTCATACAGCAACTAATCATGTTAGGGATTTAACTCTAACTGTAATGAACTCTGCTAATAATGTCACCAAACAAATAAAATTTGTGGATGCTTATCCAACAAGTATTTCATCTTTACCATTTGATATAACCACAACTGAAGTAGAATATTTGACTGCAGTTGTACAATTTGAATATTCCTATTACGCATTCTTATAAGCAAAACTTTATATTATGATTGAAGAAATAAAAAAATGGATTGATGAATTCGTATCAGTACATAATGAATCGTTAAATCAAATACCCTGTCCATACGCAAAAAATGCATTAGTTAAATATGTAAAGACAAATAATATTGATTGGGAATTAAAAAAGATATTAGATTGTGGCCTCCTTCATGAGGTCATTTGTATATATACAGCCACAAAAAATTATACCCCTTATGAATTGCATCACCATGTAATGGAGTGGAATAGTATAGCAATGAAAAAAGATTTAGTTGCTTTAGAAGACCACCCACATAGTCCTGAAATAATTAATGGTGTACAAATGAATTTTGGTCATTGTATTTTAATATTAGTACAAAAGTTAAGTAAATTAACTGCGGCTAGTAATATACTTAAAGAAAAAGGTTATTATGATAATTGGACCCAAGAAGATTTAGATGAAGTAGTTACTTGGAGAGAGTAATGAGTTACTCATATGCCCGCATCAATTTAGAAAAAACAGATTATAATATATTTATTAATACAAAAGTCGGTATGGTTCTTGGTGATATAATACATTGGCCATGTTCTACACAGCTTAATAAAATATATTATAAATATTGTAACCATCATAAATTTAATAGCGTTATGCCAATATTCAAATCTGAATATGAAGACAATGACATTCATGGATATTATCAACAAGGGAAGTTAATCGCATTTAGTATGATAGGAACTTATGATGATGAAAATGCTGAATGCTATCAATTTGCTTGGGATTATGAAACTCCTAAGTTACAATTAGGTATTGCAAGTTTAAAACATGAGTGTGCATATTATAAAGCTAGAGGATATAAGTATCTTTATATTGGCGGGGCAGATGAATATAAAGAACAGATAGATGGATTTGAAATAATGAGTCCAGTAAATTGGATTGATGGCAGGTGGAAAATAGATGGATTTGAAAAAATATAAAGTAACAAAAGCTAATGCGTGGAATGGCTGGGACCCTTTAAAGCAAGTAATCCTTGGTAATGTATTTGACCCAGATTTTTTTGAGGATATTCAAGACCCAAAGCTTAGAGATTTATTACAAAGATTATTATATGAAACCCATGAAGACCTAATGGGTATTAAAAAAACCTTAGAGTACTTAGGTGTTGAGGTAATACAACCACCAAGAAATACTATAGCGCATTATGGAGAAATTGATAATTCAAATAAATTTAGTGGTATTACAGAAGCTATTAATACTAACTGGGAAGGAAAGATACAAGGGTTACCTAAACCATGCCTTATGCCAAGAGATTATTATGTTACCCTTGGTGATAAAGTATTATTTACTGGATTTTTACATGAGAAATCAGAAGCTCATTTTTTGTTTGAGCCTGGTGTTGTTGATTATTGGGATAATAAAGGATTAATCTATAGAGAGAATGGTGAACTATCTAATGATTTTTGGGCACCTCAACTTATACGATTAGGCAATAGACTTATTATTGACCAAGAGGATTATATTAATCTTGCTGAAAAGGTCTTAGAAAGATATCCAATATTTAAAGGTAGTAAAATAGCTGTGGGAGGACATACCGATGGGTCTATGAATTTGCCAAAACCAGGATTAGTTGTTAGTGGAGAGTGGATACCTAAAGAAACTTTTAAAGATACATTACCTGGTTGGGATGTCCTACATATAGAGAATCCAAATTATTATGGAAATGAATGGAAGGATAGTTGGTGGGATGAGAGAAATCTTACTAAAGGTAGATGGTGGCACCCTGAAGCTAAATCAAATCCAGATTTAGTTAACTATGTAGATAAGTGGTTAAATGAATGGGTTGGTTATGCAGAAGAAACTATGTTTGAAGTCAATATGCTTTCAATATCTGAAGAAATTATATTAAGTTTAAACTATCATAAAGACGTCCATGATAAATTAAAACAACATGGAATAGAACCTATATATTGTAGGTTTAGGCATAGAAACTTTTGGGATGGAGGACTGCATTGTTTAACATTAGATACTGTTAGAGAAGGTGGCATGCAAGATTATTTTAAATAACTATGTACATTCGGACTGAACTATGATATAATATATACTATATGATTATAAAAAATAAATGGATTGGTACCCGTAAAAAAACCAGTATCGGTAGACGATGGATTAAAACCTCATCTATGAATAAAAATAAGAGAGCTTCTTTTAAAAAGTATAGAGGTCAGGGATGAGTAATTATATTAAAAGATTGGTACCAGAAAAAATTAAAGTTAATGAAAATGGTAGAATATTTAAACCGTGGTTAAAGTCTGGATATCAAAACTTTTATAAAGATGGAGATGGTGAGCAATATATAGAGAAAAAATTAGAGATTATAGATATTCTTGCGACATATGATTTTGATTTTTTTCCTAATATTTTGGCATGGGATGAAAAGGGTTATAGTTATGACTATGTTGAAGGTACGGTCTTAAATGATTATGTAGCATCAGATAGTCCGAGGCATATGGACCTAACTATGCAATTTATTTATGAATTAAAAATAGCTATGGATAAGATTCATGAAGAATTATACCATGCATCAATGGAGCAATGGGATGGTAAACAATGGTTATACCATAGAGATTTATGGCTAGGTAATTTAGTATGGAATCATGAATTGAAAAAATTAAAAATAATAGATATAGATAGTGTTGAAGTAGTTGAAGTTGGCCGAGTTAGTTTTGAAATGAATTTTTGGTTGTTGCAATTAGAATCAGTATTTATTGAAAGAAAATTAATTGGTTATAGAGCGAAATTATGAATATTGAAGAAGTATTAAAAATGTGGAAGGATGACTCTGTTATAGATGAGTTTAAATTAGATGATGTTACAATTAAAACAGCAAGGATGCATAGTAAATATTTAGAGTTAATTACTATTGCTAAAATGGCTAGAAAGAAAAGAGATTTTGAGTATAAAATATTACTTAAAGATAAGTGGTTATATTATGGTGGTAAATTATCTAAAGAACAGATTGATGATTTTGGCTGGGAATACGACCCATATAAAGGATTGAATAAACCACTTAAAGGACAAATGAATTACTACTATGACGCAGATACAGATATTCAGAAAATGCAAGGATTAGTAGAATATGATAAGGTTCTTATAGAAACCTTAGAAGAAATTATGAATACTATTAGATGGAGACATCAAAATATTGGTAACATAATTAAATGGAGAAGCTTTGAAGCAGGCGCGTAAAAAGAAAGAAACAAAATTGTATGACTATTTATTGGAAAAAAAAATTAGAGGTATTCCACCTCATGAAAAATTTCCATGTAGTTGTGGACGTTCACCTACAGGTCAATGTTGTGGCTGGCATAAGCTAACCGAAGAAGAGTATATGGAAAAATTTAAATTATATGAAAAGGAGAAAAATAATGTATAGTTGGAGTAAAGATTGGCCAACCTTAACTGAAATGTTTTTTGGTAAAGGTAATGGACCAACAGGAAAATTGGTTGATAGTGGAAAATATCCTAATGGTATGACTGCAAAAAAACCAAAAAAAAGTAAGGAGAAATAAATGGATGAGTTATATGAAGAGTTTGAAAAACTAGCTATAAATCATGAGCCATTTTTGGCTGCAGGAATAATGATGGCACAAGCAATGAAAATTTATAAAGCCATGTTATCTGAAGATGAATTTAAATTAATGACTGAACATATATTAGAAAGTCGGGATTTATTTGAAACCCCTGACATACCAAAACTACATTAATGTTTACCATTTCAGCAGAAGCTGAAAAATATATTGCTGATTTATTTGAACAGCAAGATGAAGAGCTTGGCTTAAAAATAGAAGTTGAAAAAGCAGGAACACCTGTAGCAAATGTGACTTTTAATTTTGCTAGGCCTAAAGAACTTCATAAAAAATATACAAAATTTCCATACAAAGGTTTTGATGCTTATATTTCTGTGTCATACCTTGGGTACTTAAAAGGTTCTGATGTGGCATTAAAGATTGATGGCACAGCTAAAAAACTTACTATAACTGCACCAAATGCTAAAGGTTCTGCACCTAAGAATGATGCACCACTTAAAGAAAAAATAGAATATACGCTTTATACAGAAATTAGTCCTAGACTAGCTTCTCACGGTGGATTTGCTGAATTGGTAGAAATAACTAAGAAGAATGAAGTAGTTTTAAACTTTGGTGGAGGATGTCAAGGTTGTAGTTCAGTAGCAATAACATTAAAGGACGGAATAGAAAGAGAACTTATGGGACTCTATCCTGAAATTGTTGCAATACTTGATGTGACTGACCACTCTAATAAAGAAAATGCCTATATGTAATATAACAGTAAAGGTTAAAGACAATGCATTCCTTTATATTGACTGTGACGATAAGGGAATACTACATGAACTAGCAGAGGCATTTACTTTTTATGTCCCTGGTTATAAGTTTACACCTCAATTTAGAAATAAATTATGGGATGGAAAGATTCGTCTTTTTAACCTACGTGACCAATCTATATATGCTGGATTATTTGGTTATATAAAAGCATTTTGTATTGAAAGAGATATAAAGCTTGATACATGGGATGACCCATCAACAATAAAATATAATCACCCAGGATTTGTATATGATGATGATATGTCTTGGTTTGAAACATTACCAATACCACATATACTAAAAGATTATCAAGTAGAAGCTATACAACATGGTATTCGAACGAGGTCAGGTCTTTTAGTATCTCCTACAGCTTCAGGTAAATCATTAATAATATATCTTCTTATGAGATATTTTTTAGCTCGCGAAAATGATAAGGTATTAATAATAGTACCTACCACTTCCCTTGTCAAACAAATGCATGGTGACTTTGCTAAGTATTCAGAAAAGGATATAGAATGGAGTGCAAATAAGAATTGTCATGAAATAATGGCTGGACTTTATAAGTATCATAATTGGAAAAGAGTTTATATATCTACTTGGCAATCAATTTATCAACAACCAAAAAAATATTTTGAACAATTTGGTATGGTTATAGGTGATGAGGCTCATAACTTTAAAGCTAAATCTCTTACTAGTATATTAACTAAATGTACTGAAGCTCGGTATAGATTTGGATTAACAGGTACCCTTGATGGAACTCAAACACACAAGCTTGTTCTTGAAGGTTTGTTTGGTCCTCATAAGAATATAACCACTTCAAAAAAACTTATTGACAGAGGTGATTTAGCTAACATATCTATAGATGTTATATTACTCAAACATAAAGAAGAAGCATGTCGTGAAGTATCCAAAATGAAATACCAAGATGAGATAGATTATATTGTTAGGTGTGAGGCCCGAAATAAATTTATTAGGAGTTTAGCTCTAGACCAGAAGGGTAATACCTTAATCTTATTTCAATTTGTGGAAAAACATGGTGAACCATTATTTAGATTGATTGATGAATCAGCTAAGGGAGTATGGGAAATGGGTAAAAGAAAAGTATTCTATGTGAGTGGTAAAACCTCAGCCGATACACGGGAAGAAATAAGAGCTATAACAGAAACAGAGAAGGATGCTATATTGGTATGTTCTTATGGTACATTCTCTACTGGTATCAATATAATTAATCTAAATAATATAATTTTTGCCTCGCCCAGTAAGAGTCAGATAAGGGTATTACAATCTATTGGTAGAGGATTAAGAAAGACAGAACAAGATACCAAATTGTTTGACATAGCTGATGACCTACATTGGAAATCTAAAAAGAATTATACGCTTAATCATAGCGGAGAAAGAATACAAATATATGCTAAAGAGAAGTTTAAATTTAAGATACATGAAGTCAATTTATTATAAATAGATATATGAATAAACTACCAGAAAAACTGAACGACGTACCAGTTAAACTTTTCAAATTGATTAGTGGTGAATCAATAATTGCATACACACATGAGATAGAAGAATCTCATGGTGGGTTAATTGGAATAGAAGAACCAATGAAAGTAATTGTTGAGGATAATAATCATTTTGTTATGACTCCTTGGTTACCGTTTTCATCTCAGAAATTGCACGTCCTTGAGGATTTTAATGTAATGATACAATCAGAAGTAAATATAGATGTCAAAGCACACTATATGAAAATATTATTAAATGAAATTGATGGAAATCCAGTAATGGATGATGAAACAAAAGAACAATTAAGAAGAATGAAAGGTGATAATACACTTCACTAAGCTCTCTAATCTAGCCTCCCCGGCAATCTATTCTATTATAACATATAAATAGGCTATTGTAAACAGTTTTTATAAAATAAATATTAATAATTTACTGTTTACTTTAAGGCATTATTGTGATATAATGTATATAAACATGGAGAAACTATGAATGAAAAAATAAAACCTAGAGACAAACCCCATTACGTTAACAATAGGCAGTTTTCATATGCTGTAGTTGACTATGTGACTGAGGCCCAAGAGGCTAAGGAAAAAGGAGAAAAGAATCCTATAGTAACAGATTATATTGCCACTTGCTTTATGAAAATATGTGAGGGCCTTTCCCATAAACCAAATTTTGTTCGGTATACTTACCGTGATGAAATGGTTATGGATGGAGTAGAGAATTGTCTTAAAGCTATATACAATTATAGAATAGACACGGCCACCCGTACGGGAAAGCCAAATGCATTTTCTTATTTTACTCAAATAGCTTACTTTGCTTTTATACGCAGAATAGTTAAAGAGAAAAAACAAACAGATATCAAATTTAAATTTATGGCCCAAGCAGATATAGAAGACTTTGCTTCTGCCATAGATAAAAATAGTCCTATTGACCAATCATTTCTTGATACAATTAGAGAAAAAATATCTAGGATTCAAGAAGCTGACCAAGCTATTAAAGATTTTGGCAAGGCTGAAAAAGCTAAAGAGAAAAAAGGATTAGAAAAGGTAATGGAATGACACATAAAGATTTATTAATTATTGGCTATGGTGTAGTTGGCCAAGCTGTAGAACTGGGCTTAAATCAAGATGAAGATAATTATATACAGATTTTAGACCCTGGAAAAGATTTAATTTTATTAGATGATGGTATTAATGATTACACAGATTATAATTATTATGATGGAATTATATTATGTCTACCAACCCCTCAAGGACCCAGGGGTGAATGTGATGATATGATGGTTGAACAATATGTGCAAGAGATACGTAAGGTTGCACCATTTGTACCTATCCTTATTAAGAGTACTGTGTCATTAGAGTTAATTAAATTATTAAATGATGATGTAGCATTAACTCATAACCCAGAGTTTTTAACTGAGGCTGACTCAGTAGAAGAATTTCAAAATCAAAAGTTTGCTATATTTGGTGGTAATAATTCTAGATATTGGTATGACATATTTATAAATGCAGGTATTAAAATAGATA